TGGGCTACTATGTTTTCGGAGGAATCAATCCAGGTAGTCACTGAAGCAATAAAAGCCCTAATGTGTACCCTGAAATATCCTCCGACTATCGCTGACGTAAAGGAGAAAATTGCCATGATAACACAGCCACTTATGATAACAGAGATGGAGGCTTGGAGCAGGGTACGTGGTGCTATAAGTTACTACCATGCCAACGAAGCCTTTGCGAACCTGCCGCCAATGCTGCAGAAGATAGTCGGCAGTCCAAACCAGCTCCGTGAATGGGCACTGATGGACGTTGAGACTGTCAATAGCGTGATACAATCAAACTTTATGAGGTCTTACAGAGCCATGGCGGCACGCGAAAGAGAGTACGCCATGCTACCAAGCAGCACAAAGCAGCTTATAGCCGGACTGGCTCAAAAATACAGTTTAACGGAGGTTAGATAACAGTTAAACAAAACTTATAAAAAGTTATAAAGCCTGCTATTTAGCAAGCTTTCCATACTCTTTTAAAACAAGCTCAATAGCTTTATCAAGAAGTTTTGATACGGGTATCATGGTTTCTTCTGATAATTCTTTCAGTTTATTGTAAAGGGTTGTATCAACTGCATTAGAAATAGCAGTACGGTTTTTTAGTCCTCTATTATTCATAATATCACCTCAAGAGTATAATAACACAAGCGAAAAATACTTTCAACTACTTGCAACTACTTTCAATATATGTTATACTTTTGAATGGGGGTGATAACATGATAAAGGCTTACAAAATACAGCTAAAACCGAATAACAAGCAACAGACAAAGCTATTTCAAAATGCAGGAGTTGCGAGATGGGCTTATAACTGGACACTGGCAAGGCAACAGGAAAATTACAAAAATGGCGGCAAGTTTATTCCTGAATTTGAATTACAAAAACAGCTTACACAGCTAAAATTGACGGATGAATTTAAATGGATTAACAATTATTCCCGTCAGACTATAGTTCAGGCAATAAAAGATGCTTGCCAAGCTTACAAAAGATTTTTTGAAGGACTAAGTGGATTTCCTAAATTTAAAAGCAAGAAAAGTACAAAGCAAAGTTTTTATAGTCGTTATGACAAAATCAGGTTTACTGAAACACACGTAAGACTTGAAAAAATAGGCTGGATAAAACTTGCTGAGCGAAACAGAATTCCTGTTAACTCTAAGTACAGTAATCCAAGGGTCAAGTTTGACGGCTTAAATTGGTGGTTAACAGTGGGAGTTGAATTTGAACCTGTACAAGACGGTACCTCACATTCAGAACCGATAGGAATAGACTTAGGGGTAAAGGATTTAGCTGTCATAAGTACAGGTGAAAAATTCAAAAACATAAATAAAAGCAAAAAGGTTAAGAAGTTGGAAAAGAAGCTAAAAAGGCTTCAAAGGAAAGTATCAAGAAAATATGAAAAAGGAAAGGAGGAAAACCGTTACAGAAAAACAAAGAATATTATAAAACTGGAACGCCTTATTCGTAAAACACACCAAAGGCTTAGAAACATTCGCATGAATTATATTCATCAAATAACAACAAAACTGGTGAAAACCAAGCCAGAATACATTGTTATGGAAGATTTGAATGTCAGCGGAATGGTAAAAAACCACAAGCTTGCAAAAGCGGTGCAGGAACATACATTGAAAGAATTCCGTAGACAGGTGGAGTATAAATGCGAATGGAATGGTATCAGGTTAATAATTGCAGACAGGTATTATCCATCGTCAAAGATGTGTTCTGAATGTGGGTATATACTTGAAAAATTGTCTCTTTCAACAAGAGAATGGGTATGTCCTAAATGTGGAGCATTACATGATAGAGATTTAAATGCAAGCATTAACTTAAGAAATTACCCAAAATCGGCATAGGCACATAACGCATATACCGATTTGTACCGATTCGTTAGTCGGGAAATTAAGCCTTTGGACTGCTATACCAAACGGGAGTAGGTCACGAAACCGGGCAGGATGAATAAGGAAGGAAACATAAAAGTTAATTTATAACTTTTTATAAGTTTTCTGTAACGGGTGGACAAAATGGGTAAATCAACTATATCGCTCGAGGTTGTGAAGATAATCAGAAAATCCGTGGATGAGGCGGTCAAAAAAGCGGCAGATGCTATTATCAAGGCAAACAGGGAATTTGACGCTGCACAGCGGAACTACTTTAAGGAGACCGAGCGACTGTTATACTCGTTGCCGGCTTTGAGGCTTAAGGTGGCGCAGGATGAGGAGGACTTGAAGAATGGGCAGATGATACTTAAGCAAAGGTCAAAGGATGTGGTCACCCTTTCAGGTGCCGGTGGGAATCATCATGATCCGGAAAATGATTATATCGAACGCAGAAAGGCTAGCATGGAGAGAACTAAGAGGGAAATACAGAGGATAGAGCGGGCACTGGAGACGATACAGGATGATGAGTACTTTGATATAATACCGATGAAATACTGGGACCTGCTGCCGCCGGCACAGATTGCGGAGGCTTTACATTGTGATGAACGGACGTTTTACAGGCATAAGAACAGGCTGGTGAACAAGTTGAAGGTAGTGTTGTTTGGGGCGGATGCGTTATAGAAAAATTTGGGTATACAACTTTGATGGTGGTTTACAAAAAATAAGCGTAAAAAAATTAGAGGGAGGTTGAGACTGATGGCAGCATATGTAATTGAGCGTTACGGTCATAAACAAACTTATTATGGTGATACAGCAGGACAATCGAAGTACCAAGCATACCTTGATTCCGAAAGTGGACTTGATTTTGGCGAATTCCTAAAAACAATTGATAGTTGCAGAAAAGATAAATATTACCGTCCTATGCAGGAAGAGAAGGAAAAACCTAATATTCACATCGGGGATAAGGTTGTGATGCATACCTGTTATGAAGCAGAGGTTTGCGATGGGAAACTTTGGACAGTGACAACTGAGCCTAGAATGATGTGCGGTACATGGGTTGTGTGGCTGGAAGGTTTTAGTGGATGCTTTGATTGTCAGTATTTACAAGTTGTGAAGGAGGATGAATAACGTGAGGTTGAGCATAGAACAAGCAAAAAAATACCTACAAGGTATGCATAGGCTGTGGCTGTGCGACGAATGGGAACAGCCATACGATAGCGAACGATGCCGAGGCTGCGACAGCCATGACAATTGCCTTGACATAGTGTTGTCATCTATGTCAGATATAGTACAGGATTTGTATGATACTTTTGAAGCCCTACAGCAGGAAAATGAGCAATTGCGGGCAGTATTGAGAAAGGCAAAAAAAGAAATTCAGGAAGCAATTGATAATTACGAGCTTACAGGTGAGCATGAATATGACATATCAGAGCACCTACAACAAGCCCTTGCCGAAATTGGCAAGGCGATAGGAGGGAAGGAAGATGTATGAGAGGTTGACAAGAAAACTGACAGTAACAGACAAATGGATGGCACCATATGGACCGCAGAAAATAACTGACCGCCTTGCCGAATACGAGGACAGCGAGCTATCGCCTGACGAAGTGCAGGAGCTTGCCCAAGCCAAAGCAGACGGGCGGCTGGTGGTGCTGCCGTGTAAGGCGAGAGATGTGGTATGGAAAATCAAAGCTGTGTTTTCTTATTTTTCAAAGCCAATGGAGGACAGGGTTGAACGAATAATCATATCTAGCAATGAAATCCTTGTGTGTTGCACGAGTGGAACAAAGTTTTCAGTCAACAGCATCGGTAAAACCGTATTCCTCTCCCGTGAAGAAGCAGAAAAGGCGTTGGAGGTGAGGGAATGAGAATTGACATAGAAGGCCGCCTGCCCGGACTAAATGAGATGATAGACGCTTTGAAGGTAGTGTTGTTTGGGGCGGATGCGTTATAAAAAGAAGGAGGTATAATAACTGTGTTAAAAACTGATTTAGAAACTTTCTTGGGGTTTGTAGATACCATGCCAAAACAAAAGTATTATTGGACAGTAGAAATAGAAGGACTTGACTTGACTAAGGAAAGGAAAATATGGAACTTTGAGAGTGCAAAAGCTGTTTATGAACAAGAAAAAAGATTTGCCATAGCACAGGGGAGAAGAATAGATATGTTCTATACTAGTCCAATGGGTACAAAGGGTTTGGTAATCAGGTATAGTAATTCTAAATAGTCTGTCACTTTTCTGTCAGTTTCGTGTCAGTTTTTTGTCAGTTTTCTGTCAGTTTATATGTTATAATAGAATTATAATAGCAGAAGTATGCATAAAACGGTCTAGCTAACCGGTGCCGAGGTACCGCACCACCTTTACAAAGAGCTCTGCGAAAGGGCTCTTTTTTGTAGCTCACTGCTCGGGCGTCCACCGGCTGGTCCCATGAAACCTCCTCGGTGGCGCTCGGATTAAATTTTATTAAGGGTCAATGTGGGCTTAGTACATCACACGTATTGCCAGGGGCGGGAGGCGGTGGATGTGAAAGAGTGGGCGAAACCATTTTACAAATCTAAAGCATGGCAGGATTGCCGGGAGGCTTATTTTGTATTTAGACATGGGTTATGTGAGAGATGCGGCAGACCTGGACTTATTGTGCACCATCGGATATATCTTACACCGCAGAATATCAATGACCCGAACATTACTTTATCATTTGAAAACTTGGAACTTCTTTGTTCATCATGTCATAACAACGAGCATCATGGGACAGATGCAACTGCTGATGGATTGACGTTTGATGAGAACGGGGATTTGATTATTAAAGGAGATAGCGGCAATGGATGGTATTGAAATATTTATTAAACTTCGAGATGCATGCAATGAAGTTATTAAAGCATACGAGAGTAAAGATGAGACGGCCATTGAGAATGCGATTGGGAAGTTCATGCTATTGATGGTGCGGCTGGATTGTTTGAAGTAGATACGCCCCCCATAAAAAATTTTAAGGCACCTTCCTAACGAC